AGTTCGATAAACATTTTGTACATATCTGTAATGCAATCGAATCCATCGAAGAGTTCTGGGGAGTGTATTAAATCTGGGAAATGTTCTTCTTTGAGCCAGTCGAACAACTCCTGTTCTTTCATTCGTCCCACTTACCTCTTAACACTAGCAACCCAATGATTGCATAGTTAGCCATATCCTTGAAGGAATCCTCAAGAGATTCGTGCTCAGGGCTTGCGCCACTGTCAATCAGATTGTTAATGCGAGCAAGTTTATCGTGCATACGCACACGTAACCCATTGATTGCACCACCTGGTGCTTGGGAAATATTCTTTGGACCATAATCTTTATGCTTGGAGACAAGCAGTTTAGATAATTCTTTAGTTACGTTGGCAAGATTTACTTCGAGGTGGAGTTCGCGTGCAACAATGGAATGGCTAACGAAACCATCAAGGTAGTTCCCTGAATCTCCGTCTTTGTTACGTTCAATCCTAGTCCCGCGAGGTACTGAATAATCTGCCATATCTCTTCACGCTCCGCCTTCTTTGTCATCTGGTTCCTCCGCTAGTAAATTTTGTAAGTCTCGGTCAAAGTCTTGAAGTGCAGACTTCACAATCATATCCTCAACTAACTCATCTACTAAGTCGTAACCATTCTCACTAGCAAATAGTGTAACATAAGTAGACTGAGTTATCAGTTTAATCTGGTCTGCGTCGTCTGCGTTGTCGAACAAGAACCGTAGCATTGACCCTAGCATAAGTTTAAATCCAGAGGGCAACAGGTAGTACGGGTCAAACTCTTCACCCTCTTCCATCATATGGTCTATCAAGGCAAAGGAATCGGGAAAGGTTATGTTGCAATCGTTGCAATGATTATGGGGAGGAGTATCCTCAATGTTCATTTACACCCATCTTTTGATTGAAGTAGTCAACGCCTTCTTGCACGAACATTGAATTAACATCGTGTCCGTCGGGTAGTTGAATGATAGTAACTGGTAGTTCGCGGGCAAGACTACGGGCGAATTCCGTTCCAGGCTGGTCTCCATCTGCGAATACAAAGACCCTTTCAAAGTCCGCCAACAATCGTGTGTAGTGCTTCTTCCAACTGTTCGCACCTGGTACTCCAACACAAGGAATCCCAATGCAAGCAGACAAAGTAAGGGTATCCAACTCACCTTCACAGACTCCAATAAAATCACTGGCTCTCTCCACATCTAGTACGTTGTACATCTTGGTCTCTGCACCAGTCATACCCATATACTTGGGTTCAACTGCTGGGTTTAAACTTCTAAATCTCAAGTCAACTACACCAGTTTTAGTAATGTAAGGGATAGATAACCTACCCTTGAAGGCTTCGTGCCCTGTCTCAGGCTCCGCGACTACGCCTAATGACGCCAGACGTGCTACCTCCAGAGGAATACCTCTGCTTTTTAGGTAACCTTCCGCCTGATAAATGTTTTCCGCGTACCCTGCTGCTGCTTTGCCCAGTAATTCCTTCTGCAAAATGCTTTGCCTCATTGAAACTCATCCCTTCTTGTCTGACAATGATTTGAATACTATTGCCTTGGACACCACAGGCGAAACAAATGAAGATGTTCTTATCGAGGTTTGCACTTCCTGACTGGTGTGTGTCTGAATGAAAAGGACACTTGAGATTAACTTGCCCGTGCGTTTGTCTAAGATTCGCACCGTAGTGTCTGAGTATGTCCGCAATTGGCGGAAGGTCGCTGTCAATTCTTATCACCGTATCCCGCATCTCTTAATAGTTTCACTGCATCCTCCAGTCTGAGTAAGCATACCCAATCGGATACACTCTTTTCTCCTTGACCATTCAATCGTAGCACAACTATGCCAAGGTCATTGTTTGCTCTATCTTTTAATTGTGCAATCGCGGCGGCGGGATTAAATCCTGCACGAGCCTTTACTTCCCAGTCAATCCCGACGGTTCCAGTAACGTCAGTACCACTACGTCCAGCACCAGTAGACTCCGCAAAAGGAAATCCATTCTCTGCTAAAAAGTTGGCAAGGACTTTCTGTGACCTGTACCCACGATGTTTCCTACTTTGTGATGGCATTAGGTAATGTCTCCATTCGATTGAGATATTCTATTGGAACATACCAAGTCTTCTCGTTATATTTCCATTCATCTTTCTTGCAATCTTTACCATACATCCAACCAACTGCTACATAATCTGGTCCTTTCCAGTCAGGTGCATTTCGTCGTTCTTTATTACAAAGACCACCTGTTGTTAGAACATAAATTAAATTATCTTCATCTCGTGTTGTATGTCGAAGACCCCTGATAGGTGGAAATGAATAGCGAACCTCACCCAATCCAGGAATATCTAACTCAGACTTCCACTTGTTAAAGTGTGGTACAAAATCTTTCTTACCAACCATCCGCGCAAAGGCTAACTCTGAACCCGCACATACAACGTGTTGCCACATCTCCCATAGGTCACCCTCTGAGTAGTTAATGTTTCTAGTTGGGTCACCAAAGTATGGCTTCTGCCGTTGATAACCTACTTCGACAGCAGTTGCTTCCTCAGTTGTACTGAGTGCATAAGTCCACACTAAGAGACACTCTTATCCTTCTTGAGGATACGCACTGCCCATTCTAACCCAGCGTTAACACCTTCAGTCCACTCATCAGTGATTGGAACCTTGGCTGATTCAATCTTTTCAATTAACTTAGCAGTCTCTTGTTTAAGTTCAAGTAAAACAAATGCACGCATCTCTTGAGTTCTATCGTCTTCTTCTTCTCTAATCATTTCTCTCCTATGAGTTATCTGGTATGTCGTCCATAAACATATACTCAGGGTTAAATGCTAGCCACGCTAGCAAATCCCCGTTTGCATCTGCTCTTCCGTATCTATTCTTTACAGGGGCAATAGCCATAGAAGTCCCAACAACACCAAGTGTACAGATAAGAGCAGGTAACTGTGCGACCTTGCCTTGGAGTGCACTTCGTGGCTGACAAGGATTACCTGGCACAGCCTCACTGGTATGGTGGAGTATAATAATCGCAGCATTAGTTGCTCTCGCAAGATACTTTAACTCTTTCATAATTGCACGCATAGATGCAAACTCTTCACCACCATCTGTGGCAATGTCCATTAGATTGTCCACAAATATTGCAGTTGGTGGGCATCCCCACAATTCTTCAAAGGCTTGAACTTCTTCGTCTATATCTTGCAGAGTAGGAGAAGATTCAAATGACCAGACAATGTGTGCACCTCTAGTAAGGGTTGCCTTAGTCCATCCATAATCACTATTCATTAGTGTCTCAACGTCAGTCTGATTCTTACCGCTAATCATTGATGCAAGACGCATAGCCATAGTGTGTGCGTTGGTATCTGCTGAAATGTAAAGAGATGGGACTTTCATTTTAAGGGCTAAAGCCAGTGCTAGAGTGGACTTTCCCACACCTGGTGTGCCTGCAAGCATAGAGACTTCTGCTCTACGAAATATAATTTTGTTTGAATCAAGTGAACGAAAGACTGCAGGTAATGGTTCACCACCAATGTCTGCTCTACCTACTGAGCGTACAAGAGTTCTCACTCTTTATTCTTTTCAACTTCTTTAGTAGCAGTATCATAGCCATCTTTGTAACCATCGACGTATGCTTCTTGCAATAAATATTTAATTGTTTTTTCCATTGCGTTCTCCCGTCTTAGGTTGGAAGAGGGGTAAATATCTTCCCCTAATAAATACCCCTCTACCAATTCTTATTATATATCTAGATTTAACCGTTGACTGGTGTGCATTGACCCTGGTCTTGCGGTTGCTGACAAACCCACATCCGATACGGCTTGCCGTTCTTCTTGCTGATTCCCGATAGGAACTTTCGCTCCCCGTGTAGACACGTTGGGGTAGTACCTGATGCTTCCGCTGTCGGGGCGGTTACGAAGGTAGGAGTTGCTTGCTGCGCGGGAGTTGAAGTAGGCGTCCCCAAAGGGGCTACCACACTTGCACCATTAAGCATTCTTCCTGTTGCTGCAATCTGTGTTGAGTAATCAGAGATTCCCTCTAGCAATACGCTAAGTTCATCTGCAGTATTAGCACGGACATTTACCATATCCCCACCATTGGTCTTGTAAGAGACCTGTAACTTCCAATCTTCTGCCATTACTTATCCTCCTTAGTAACTGCAAAGCCAAGTGCTTCGCGTGCTTCATCTTGTGTAATGAGTTTCATTTCAAGTGCTACCAACACATCTTGTGCTGTTAGTGTATTTACTTTGAGCATTTATTTTTCCTTCGTGAATTGGCAATGTTCTGTGAGTCCACAGAAATTGCACGATTGTAGGTTCGGTAGAAATATACCAGCCTTACGTGCTTTGTCAAAGCCATCAACAAAGTATTCAAGCGTGTCTAAGGTATATCTACTTAGGTCAATCATCTCTCCTGTCCCCGACTCACGAGACATCCAGTAGTTTCCTAGATTGACTTCCACTCCCAACATCATCTCGACTCCTATTTTGTAGAAGCCTAACTGAAGGTCAGACTGAGGACGTGCACGAGAGGTCTTCAAGTCAACGATAACTAACTTACCGTCAACCTCAAAGATTCTGTCAATGAACATCTTCACTGGTACTCCAGAGATAACTGGGTTTAACTCTAACTCGATAGCCTTGGCACCCTGAGGTGTAGTCCAAAGTTTCCAACTAGGGTTGTTCTTGCGCCAAAGTATGTAGTTGTCTACCCACTTGGAACCTTGGTCATACCACCAAGCACCGTCTTCTTTGTTCGGGTTATCCTTGGTTGCTCTTCCTGCTCTACGAGCAGTCTCAAAATTAAGTCCTTCAGTCTCCTTAGACCAGGCAGTCTGCCAGTAAGTGTTAACCATTTTCGATGTCCCACAATTCTGCTGCTAAGTGAAATGCTCGTCCGCCTGCTGACCAGATAGATGGTTCCTCTGGAACTTTGAGTAACCGACCTAGGTAATACTGATACCCACAAGTAAGGTAAGTGATAAATGCTGAGTAGGATATATGTGCTGGCAGTTCGTATGAATCCAGTTTAACCATTGACTTCTCCTGTCTTAAGTTGTTACATAGTCCTCCCTTAGAGGACAGGAGGGTACTCAATAAGGGAGAACTATGTAAATCTATTTAGTTATTATTATATAATTATATATATATATAATATCGGCGCTTCGCGCCTTATATTAATTAATAATTTAATTAATAATCTGAGTATACACACAACCTACTCCTAATGCAAGTTTTAGACACGCCATAGAAATGACAAAAAGACCCCCAAGCCATAGGTAATCCTATGACCTGAGGGTCTAAGTGTCTTAAAACCGCCTTGGAAGGCTTCTAAAGGGTATTACTTTGAACCGCGACCAAACTCTGTAGCGGATGGGTCAAGCCACTTGAGGACTGGACCAGCCATACCAGCAAGTGCTGCTGCAGCGAGAGTCTTTGGGTTAGTCTCGCCAGTCATATAGATGGCGACCACGGCAGCCGCCGCAGCACGGAACCAAGTTAGTGCTAGTTGTTTGAATTGCTCCATTGTATCCTCCTATAGGATTAGGACTTTGCCCCGTGTAATTTACAGCAGGTGCAAACTTCTGTCTTATATGCTTTCTTTGCAGGCATTGCAGTCAAACTGGCAATAACCTGATTGAGAGTCTTAGGTTGATTCATCCACCAAAACCACGGAGAAGTATTGGTAGCCATAGTGGGGTCAATAGAAATATGTAGATGCTTGCTATGAGAATTACTCCCAGTGTACCGTCTGTTTCCTTGCTTAGCCTTTTCTTTAGACCATATCGTGCCCTTGAAGATGAGGTAAGTAACACGCTTATCTTCTTTAAGTTTTTCAAAAATGTCAGCACAATCAATTCCATTCTTTGGGTCGTGCGTTAAGTCAACAGCAAGACCAGTGTTATGGTCGCTGGTTGGACTCTGTTTCAAATGAGCGTTCGACGGCAGAAGCCCATCGCTGGCTTTCATACGCAATGGCGAAATCGCTGTGGCTTGTCGAAGGACAGCAATAGCGGCAGGTGTGGCTTTCTTGACTACAGACTTCATTCATTCTTCCCTCTTTGTAGCATCATCTGGTAAAGGATTTCTACCTTTTCTTCAAGTCGTATGACCGAATCCTTTAGGCTTGCACCTGAGTTTGGTTTCAATTCATAAAGGTAATGCTTGACTAACCATCTAACTGAACCAGCAAATGCAGATACAATTGCTATTACAGATACGATTATTCCAGCCCAATTTCCTGCGGTCATTTGCGCTCCTAAGAGTTATACGGTACGGATAGTTATTTGTAGTACGCCACCAAAGCCATCAAAGCGCTTATCTGGTGGGGTTAAACGGGTGAACGTAACTTGTTCGATAACAGCCTGACGAGATTCGCCAGTTGTTAAGTCTTGCCAGGTAATAACATCTCCGTTGCCTTCGATGTCTTCAAGTAAACGAATCTTGTCAAAGGCTCTGCCTTCATATCCAAGTAGTACGTTGTATCGGTCGGTCTCAATGTCGTAGCAATAGACAGGGAACTGCATCACACGTTGACGTGGAGTAGCAATTGTTGCCTTAGCCTGGTAACCCTTGAACTGTGGACCC